CTGTGCGGGGGACAATGTTCAGGGTTATACGTTGAAGAAGTTCTAAGCCCAGGATCGTTGTCCAGTTGGCTGTGGATGCTTCGACATTGACTTGAATGGGTGAAACTACTAGCGCGGGGTCTTTACTGAAGCCGACTAGCAAGTTTCCTAGTGCTTGTGCGTCTGCGCTTGTTGATAGTTGTGTCGGCCAACTTCCGCCGAGGGTGCCGTATGCGGCGACGGATGTTGCATCTCTCACTTCGATTGTGCTGTCGCCTGAGATGCCCATTGCTAGATCGTTGCGCATGTTGTCGGAGTCGATGGCATAACTAATTTCTGTTCCGATACCGATGCCGGCACCACCGAATGTTGCCTGGCTTGTAATGGATGTTCCTGCGGCGAAGTCGTAGCGGCCTGTGAGGGTGATTGTGCCTGTTTTGCTGACGTAAAGGTTGCCGCCTTCTGAGTCGGCTAGTAGTTGAAGTTCGCTAGTGATGGACGGGCCACCGATGCTGATCTCATTTACTGTTCCGACCGTTGTCCCCACTTGGGTTTTGCTTGTGGGGTAAGAGGTGTAGCCAATAATGCGCGTGAACCTGTCGGACGTGCTTTCAGTGATGTTGCCAAGGCCGAGGCGGTAGATGGTTTGGATCTGTGTGGCTGTTAGTGCGGACGCCCATGTTGCTGCTTGCTGGTGGCGTCCTGGTGTTGTTGCGTAGTTTTCTGTGAGTGGATCTGTCCATGGGTTCGTGGCGGTCAATGTAAGTGTTTCTGCTACTCCGTCGATGTAGCAGGCGCTTAGGACGCCTGTGCTGGTTGTAACAATTCCAATGTGGTGAGGCTGGAATTCATCAAGATAAACGGTCGCGCTGTAAACCTTGTTTTGAGTTCCGTTGTAGGTGCCTACGTAAAGGATCGATGTGGTCTTGTCGAAGTAGGCATCGACTTCGTGTCCGATGCCGTATTGGAGAAAGATGAAGTTTGCATCTCCAGAGGCGATCTGGAACCATTCGCATATTGTTTGCGCTGTTGCTGCTGCCGGCGGTGCTAGGAAATACCAGCCCTCTATAAACTCGGTTTCTGATAGCGAGACGCAGGTGTCTGGCAGTCCGATAGCGAGCCCTGGTGCGTTTGATGTGCGAATGCTTGTCACTGGCGCTGTTAGTGGTTGCGGGTTGCTTCCGAAGTCTTGCAGTTGTGTTGTGGCAAAGTTCAACGGATCAATGGGATCGGTGAGCGGCCAATAGTGGCGCGGGCTTAGGCTGCGGATGTATTTATCGGCGACGTCGTTGGGCATTTCTTCTGCTGCCAATAGTCCTAGCGCATCGAAGCATTCGATGGTGACGGTGGAGTCATAGCCGGCGTCCGTCATCGATACTGGCCAGCCTTTAACGTATCCCTGGAAGACGACGAAGGCTGCGGATGTGGTTGCTGTGATGCGGATCTGTTTTTTGGGGAGCAGTTTGTTGTAGTACGTGCCGGCGGTGTTGATCGGGTCGTACTTGCGGGCGCGGTTGTCGAGGATGATTGTGGCGGTGCCCGCTTCAAAGTTTTGATATTCGTCTGACCGTCCGCGTCTGGTTGTTACTTCGCGCACGTCGCTGGTGACGTCGATCCAGGTGGGGCTGGCGTCGTAGGGGCCATTATTGAATGCGATCTCAACGGTGGTGGTTGGGTATGGCATTACTTTTTCCGGCGGCCTGTTTTGACTGGCGCTGCTTTTGGTGTTTTGACTTTGACGGGGATGCCGTTGGTAGTTGCTCCGTACGTCTGAAGGACGGACGTAACTGTTTTGGCAATCTCTGTGGGGTCCCCGATCCCTGATTCGATCGTGATGTAGAAGTTGCCGGTGCCAGCGCCGTTGACGGCTGTTGCACCCATTGTTGCTGCGAAGCCTGGTGTGGCCATGCCGGCGGCGGTGCCTGCTTCAGCAACGGACGCTAGATCTGCCGAGAGGGATGCTGCGGTGAAGCCGCCGGTGCCAGCGATTAGATCTTTTGCGACTTGTGCTCCTGCGACGGGGCCTAGTTCTAAGAGCTGTGCGATCGCGGCCTTGCTCATGTTGCCGCCGGCGATAAGCGTCTTCATGTGGCCAGCAAACGTTTTTGCTGCTGCGATCTGTTCTTGGAAGATGGCGGTGTAGTTTTTGGGCTTTACTGCTTGCGCGTCTGTGACGGCTTTTTCTGCTCCTGCGACGCGATCTAGGGCATCTGCATAGGCTTTTTGATCGCCGGACGCGTTTGCTTGCTGGAGGTCTTGATATGCCTGGCGGCGTTCTTGGAGCGCGTCGTTGACTCTGCTTTGAGCGTCTGTCTGTTCATTGGCTGCGGTACTGAATGCGCTACCAAGTGACACCTCGCGGCCAATTGCGACGCTGATTGATTGGACGTAATCCTGGATCGCGTCTTTGGCTGCTTTGAGGTTGTCTTTGAGTGCTGTGTATTTGGTTTTTTCTTTGGCTGCAGCGTCTTTGGCTGCGGTGGCTGCTTTTTCTGATGCTTTGGCGGCTGCGGCTTCTGCTGCTTCTTTTTCTTTTGCTTGCTTTTTGAGGATGTTGATTTGTTCTTCGTTGTATTTTTTCAGCACTTCCTGGTTGCTGATCATCTGTTTGTCGTTGGCTATGACTTGTTTTTGGGCGTCTGTGTATGCGCTTAACGTGTCGACGTGTTGAAGCAGTGCGATGTCTTGATCGGTGAATACGTTCATTACACGTGCAGCGCCGTTGAGGGTGGCGATGCCGGCGTTGGTGGCCCGTGTGGCGGCGTTTCTGAAACGGCCCCAACCGCTAACGGCTCCCTCTGTCGTGTGGAAGAAGTCATTCATGCCCTTGTCCATTTTGCCGAGGGCAATGCCAGCCTGGTTTCCTAGTTCCGTGAATGCTGCGCTTAGTCCTTCAAGGGTTGCTTTTTCGCCTATGGCCACCAGGGCGTCTGCGATCCCGTTCATGATCGGTAGCAGTTTTGTGCCGATGGCATCTGTTACTTCTCCGAAGCCGTTCTTCATTCTCATTGTGGACACGGCTGTCGCGGCGGCTGTGCCTTTGACCTGTGTCTCGATTGCGGTCAGGATGACTCGCTGTGCATCGTGGATCCTGTTTGTTTGAACCAGGACAGCCAGTTTTGCTTTCTCGGAGTCTGTGAATGTGATGCCTGATCGGCGCAGGCTGTTGACGCCTTTGATCGGGTCTTCGAGGGCCTTGCCGAGCTGCACAGCGTTCTGTGTCGCTTCACCGAAGCCAGCGGCGGCCATGTCGACGGCTGCCTGGGTGGCCCTGTCGAATGCTCCGCCAGCGACGTCTGCTGTGAGGGCTAGTTGTCTGAAGGTGAGCAGTTTTGCTTGTGCTGCTTTGATTGTTTCTGCGGTGACGCCTGTTTCGCGCTCGAGTGCATCTGCGTAGTCTTGGATTCGTTTTGTTGTGGCGCTGGTTTGCGCACCAAATAATCCCATCGTCTGAGCGACGGCTTCGATACGTTGATCGGCTATCGCTGCTTGTTCTGCCATCATTGTCCAGCGGATAGCGACGGCTGTTCCTGCAGCCCCTGCAGCCAGCATTGCGACGGACGCTTTTTTGGCTGCTGCTGTTGCTTGACTGCCGAAGGTGTTCAGTTGAACTGATGCGGCTGTGAGGGCCTTGCGTAGTGGTGCGGTGTTTCCTGTGACAGGAATGGAGATCGATTTTGCAGCCATTGGCGCATTCTACTTTCAGCGGTTGATGGTGGAGCGTTGTCCTGGTGCGAAGTCGTAGCGCGTGATTAGTTGATTGATCTTCTTTTCGTATGCTTGCTTTACTTCGTCGCGTCTGGCGTCGAGTGCTTCATAGACGAATGGTTGCGGTGCGATACGTCTTGCGGGCCAGCCGAAGTGGATCGGGCCGGCGTAGGGCACTTGTGCTCCTTTGCCGATACGGACGCGGCCCTGGTACTTAGTGGGGCTCGACACGATCGTGGCTGAAAGTCTGCCGGTGAGCACTGGGGCGAGTGGTTTTGCTGCTGCTGCGATGATCGCGCCGGCGGTGAAGTGCGTATCTTTCATATCTTCACGCGATGCGCTAATTAGTTTTTTGAGGTCGCGTTGCACTTCGCGAAGGCCATCGATCTGAAGTCGTCCACCTGTCTCTAATCGGTATCCATAGACGCCAGTGCCAGCCATGCTTCATCTCCTTTTTTGATGTTCCCTGTGGGCCATATTTCTTCGACCAT